TCTACTGAATGGTATGCGTTCAAGTCTTGTGCTAATTCTGGAGTCCAGATTGCTTTCAACTTACGAGTTTTAGCAACGATTGGTTCAGATTTTAATTCCAATTCAATTTCTGGGATTGCAAGGTCTTGACCTCTATCTTCGAAATCACCTCTTGAAATATCAGTTGGTTGAGCATGGTATGCTAACACTTGAGTTACTAAATCAGTTGCAACTAATACCGCTGAAGAAGATACATAGAATGATGCAGAACCATTAGTAGCTAATGTAGTTAATTCAGGGAAGTGAGTTACAGCTGTAGAGCCAGAAACTTTAAAACCTCTAACTGCATTGTAGTCAGCATCTGCAGGTAAACCTACAGTTACTTTTCTCCAACCGTTTGGAGTTGCTGCGAATGATGCAGATAATGTTTCATTACCTACGAAATCACTTACAGAACCTGAAGTTACAACTGCTGTTGCGTTTGCAGTTTTGTCGTTGATAGTATATCCAAATCTACCAGCGCCATAAAGACCACCTTCAGCTGCTTGAGTAGAACCCAATTTGTTTCCAGCTGGAGATAAAGAATCTTTACCGAAAGTACCACCATTACCGAACATAGAACCAGATGTACCAGTTGCTGCGTTTGGTTTTTGTGTATCGTTTGTTGAACCATATTTGAAATCCATATAGAAAATCAAACCTGATGGTAAGTTCATTGGTTGTACAGAAACGAATTCTTTTGCAGCGATGCTACCGAAGATTCTTCTTACCAATGGAAGAGCTACACCAGCCCACTCTTCTGAACCTGCTGAAGTACCAGTTCTAGTAGCTTCATCAAGCAACTGCTTTGCTTGATTCTCAAGCATTACAGCCATACCGTGTTTAGTAGTTTCGGAACCAACTCCTTCTAATAAACCGGTCTTTTCCCACTTTGCTTTCAAACCTCTAGTTTGCTCAAGCATTAATGACTGTGGGTTTTTTCCTGTCATAATTTGTTTTAAGTCCATTTTAATTAATTTAAATTATTTTTTGTTAATTACTTAATAATACCTGCTAATTTTTTGAATCTATCAGCGAAATCTGCAGATTCTGCAATTACTTGCTTAGCTGCTTTTGGTGCAGTTGATTTAACTGCCTTACTTGCGATTCCTTCTTTGATTGTTTTCTTAGCTGCTTTGTTAGATGAAGCGTATTTGAAATTCTCTGCTAATGTAGAGAATACTAATTTAACCTCTCTAACTGATTTTGTTCTATCCAAAGTTTCGATAACTTTAACCTTCTGTTCGTTGGTCATGTTATGTGCTCTGAATAATTTGTTAGCGAACAACAACTTAGCGTTCAATAAGTTCACCTCGTTGATAGTTTTTTGTAAAGATTTGATAGTTTTGTAAGCTTCTTGAAGTTCTTTTTCTTTTTCTTCTTCTTCAGCTTCATCAACTTTCTCATCATCTTTTTTCATGTCTGCTTCCATTTCACGAAGAATTTCTTCTAAATCGATAACTTCGTTTTTCTCTTCGTCATCTTTCATTTCTTCTTCGTTGGTTACAACCAATTTAGGGTCTGGACCCTTGTCTGTACCTGCTTCTGAACCATCTGCCAAGTTTTCATTTTTTTCTTCCTTGTCATCTTCTTCTTCAGCTTCATACATTTCTTCTTCAGAACCTTCTTCAGATTCTTCATCACCTAATTGAGCTTCAAGTTCTCTGATAATAGCTTCTAAATCCAAGTCATCTTCTGACTCTTCTTCATCACCCATTTCAGAACCCATGTCATCGCCCATTTCATCACCCATTTCTGCAAATGGGTCTTCGTCGCCTAATTCTTCTTCAGAATCCATACCAGCTTCTAATTCTGCTAATCTAGCTTTAAGTTCAGCGATTTCATCTTCTGGACTTTTTTCAGCTGCCATAGCATCTTCTTCACCCGGCATTTCTTCTTCAGAGATATCAGCAACTTTTTTGTAATCGGTACCCGCTTGCTCTGGCTTACCACTATCCTTCTTAACACCTACTGATAAATCAGTAATTGCATCGTAGTTTGGTTGTTTACCAGGAGTTTCAGCGTAACCAGCATCTACTTTAGAGCCAATTTCGTCCGATTTCAATTCCTCGTCTACTTTTTCTGCATCTTTCTCTTCTGCTTCAGCTTCTGCTCTTAACTTTTGAGATAAGATAGATTGAAGTCTTGGAGTAAATGCTTCTTCAAGAGCGAGTTTTGCGTTTGCTAATGCAGTTTCTTTTACAGCTTTAGCATCGGCAATTGCTTCTTTTAACAATTTTGAATTTGCCATTTTATTTCTCCTTAAATTTGTTTGTGAAGTTATTTAGAAAGGAAACTCCAATGTAATTATGTTGGTTGTTCGGTCACACCTTATAAGAGAAGGGTATTCATTAACCAACTGTGTCTTAAAATCGAAATCCCATACAAAATGGGATATTTGATAATAAATATAGTATTTTTTTAGAAAACTAAAGAATTAATATGAAAATTTATTTTTTTCTTTTAGCTTCTTCCATTTGTAAACGAGTCTTAACCGATGGTTTTGTGTAGGTTTGTCTATCTCTTAATTGTTCAATTTGTTTTGAATTTTGAACTTTCTTTTTGTATTCTTTAAGAGCTCCCTCAATGTTGCCACCTTTTACATTGATAATCAACATAACTTATTGAAGATTTTCTAATTTGTATTTTGTAGAGTATAAAAGCGTTACAACCGTATCAATATCATTTTGTAACCAACTCATTTGTAATTTCTTTTCTTGTCTTAATTTTTCAACTGCTGCAATCAATTTAACAAAATATGCTATGATATTTTTTATATCATTATTTGTATCTAGTCCACTAACAGCCTGTAATTTAATCAAACCATATTGTCCCTGATATGCTTCTACTAATCCATCAACAATTGCACCAATGGTATCATAATAATGTCCTAATGCTAAATGTGCAGATAATGCACCAACACCTTTAACACCAACATGAAATGAATGTGCTTGAGTTCTACTATGCAATAATAATGATGCTAATTGTTCCATTATTTGTTTTCTTTAATGCCTAACCTTTCTGCCATTTGTTCTTCGGTAATTTCTGCTATTTCAAAATATCTACCTAAAACATGTCCCATATCTTCGTAAAGTGCTTCTAATCTTTGTTCTTGTGATTTTGCTTCTACTGCTTCTTTTTCAAACTTTTCTTGTAAAGATTTAAGTTCTTTCATATTTCTTTTGATAGTAACTCTATCAAACCAATCACCACCTTCTCTTAAAGTATATTCAGATGCCGCATCTGCAATTGCACCAAGTGTTTCTGCAACTTGTCTGATATCAGATTTTCTACTCATATTTTCTCTATGTTGTCCATAGGTAGAAATTATCTCTAAAAAGTGTCTTTTAATTTCAGAAGGTAATTGCTGAAACTCTTCTGTTTCTTTTAATATATCTTTTAACTTAATCATTTTCTTACGATTTTGTTTCTTTTTAATTTTTGTACCGCTTGTTGTAATTCAGATGGATTCATACCCAATGCATCAATCAATTTTGCAATTACAAATTGTTCTTTTTTTCTACTCAAATTATAATTCTTTATCACTTTAATAGCTCTATCTAAAAATCTTTCCATTTGAGATGGAAGGGCAGTATCCATATCATCCAATGCTTCTTTTTGAATTTCTCTACCCGGTACTAAATTTATTAACTTTGCCATTAGTTTAATTCAATTATAATTTCTCTCATTAAATCTTGTGCTTTACACCATTTGCCACATTCCTCTGCAACCTTTGCCCATTGCTTTGATTCGTTCATTGGTGCCATAAATGCTCCATGTGTTGATGGGTTAGAAACAAAATCCCAACCTACCAATTCAAAATCTTCTTGAACCATTACAGTCCCATCTTTTAATTCTTTTACCGAACCTAAACCTCTAGATGAAATACCTAAACGAATATTGTTTTTTAATAGTTCTTTTAAGATATTTCCTGAAGGTGTTGAAAGAATTTCTACTTTACCCATTACATCATCACCATCCCACCAAATTTCTCTAATATTATGAGAAACATTTTTTAAGTTGATGACCGGAGAATCTGGATGGTCTAATTCACCCAATGCTCTTCTTTCTTTAATGAGTTGATTATATTTTTGACACTCTCTTTCAAGTATTTCCTTTGGATATCTTCTATGGTTTTGATTTGGTGCACCTGCTCTTTGAAGAATACCTTGAACTAAATACGTTCCGTTTTCTTCTTTTTGAAGTTTTGCCTCAAATAAGTGTGTTTCTATTAATAATCCCTTATTCATTTATTTCAAATCTTTTTTTATTTTATCTACTGCTTTATTTCCTAAATCACCCCACGATTTAATTAGAATTGTTTTTAATTCATTTTCTAATTCCGTTTCGTTTAATTCACCATTTGTTGAATCACTCATTTTTATTATTTGTGTTTTAACATATGGTAAATTTACTATTTTATTAGCAGTTGTATTATCAATCTCACCATTTGTATCTATTATTTTAGATATATCTGATATCAAATTTTTATTATTTGATATTGAATCTAAAATTTTCTTAACTGCATCTTTATAATTTTTCTTTCCGGAGAAATAATTCATTCCCTTTCTAGCCAACTCATAAAGATAATAAAATATAACTTTACCTAAAATTATACTGCTCAATGCAGTAATTAATCCTATAGCAAAGTTTTCATTTACTTTTTTTTTTCTTCGTTTTTTGCTCTTAATGCTGCTAAGTCTGAACCTTCTATTTCTCCATCCTTATCAACATCAATCTGCTTTTGCTTATCGGTCAATTCTTCAGGTAATCCCGTTAATCTACCCTCTTGCTTTGCATTATATGCTTTATCCACTGCATTGAAGAATTTCTTTTTTTCATCATCAGACATAGAATTAATATCTTTGCCCGTTTTATCTAACATATGCTTAAAAAGAGCTTGATAATCTTGCTCTTCTGCCATTACTTCTTTAATAAGTTGTACTAATTCGTTCTTATTCATATTATTCCGATATTTGTCTGATTTTTTGGTCTAATTTTAATAATCTTTCCTTTATAGCATAAATATGATTATTTGTTCTTTTCCAATAAGATTTATTATCTACACCACTTTCATTTTTAATTTTACCATACCAATTAAGAAATCTTTCCATTTCTTTTAATTGTTTATTGATATTGGATATACCTCTACCAATTTTAGCCTGTGCGGTTGATTCATCTCTTTTAAGTTCTAACCAACGATTTTCATTAACAACAGTATATCCTGCCAAATCTGCCTGCTTTTTTCCTTTAGATTTTTCGTTTTCTTTTTTACCAAATGCATATGGTGTATTGTAAGGACCTGCTGCCGATGATGTATTCATTTCATCAATCATTCTTTCTCTAACTACTTTACGAATGATTTCTTTTATTTTTTTAAGACTCTCTTCTTTTTTATTAGGTAATCCTTTATGTTTAGTAGATGCAAAATCTTTTGCTGATTTTTTATCCATATCTGCTGCTACTTTTGCTACCTCCGGAGATGCAGGTTCTTCACCTTTTTGTGCGGCGTGAACCATACCCATAAATCTTTGTTGTGCTTTTGATTGTGCTGGCATTTCTAATTAGTTTATGATAATACTGATGCAGTTCCTGCTGATAATTGAATTCCTACGGGATAACAAGGATAAACTTGACCAGGTATTAATGTTTGTAGAGATAATGAACCACCACCTTCTACTGATACACTACCTGTTGTAGCTATACCAACTGGCAACATAATTCCCCAAGCTCTATCATAGTTTCCGGTTGTATCATGTCTACCAATTTTAGTAACTACACTTGATGAAGTGAATGTACTAACTTTAAAAATTCTATAATTTGTCATTGTTTATTTATTTAAACTATTTTTTAATTCACTCAATAATTCGTAAGTCATCATCATAGCAGATAAATGTTGCTCTCTAATTTTTTTAGCTGATTTAATTTTTTTAATATTTGCTATTGTTTCTGCTAATTTAATTTGAGTAACTTTATCATTTATTTTAGAACCAACTTCTTTTAAATTTTGAATTAAAGTTGATACTTCGTTTGAAACATAATCATTTAATTTACCAGTATTATTGATATTATTAATATATTCCTTTAATAATCCTTTTTGTTCTGATGATAAATTTTTGTATTTGTTATTAAATGATTCTACTAATAATTTATATGATACTGCTCTTAAATCTTCATCTTGCTTTTTGTATTGCTCCAAAACAGCATCTTTAATTTTTTGGTCTTTATTTTGAATTGAAGTATTAATTATATTTTCTGCAATTGTAAATTTTGCAGATACAATATCCGTTGGGTCATATTGTTCATTGGATATTGTTACTTCAAAAATCTTATAGATAGATGCTAATGTTTTGTAATTTGATATTGGTGATTTTACAAACTCATCAATATCGTATGTATTTTTAATTTCTTTAATTAAATTATACTTTTCTTTTGTAAGTTTTTTTTCATCCAATCTTTTTCTAGCTTCTAAAATAGTAGAAATAAATTGGTCAGCTTTTGTTTCCGAATTATATTTTTCGTTAATCAAATACTGATATAGTTTTAATTCTTTAGATAATTCTTTTTTAGAATTAAAATTTTCTTTTAGAATCTTTTCTGCTACGGATTTATTAGATGACATGATTTCAGATGTAATCTGTCTAACTAATAATTCAAAAATAAACCCAGTATTTTTAAATTTAGAATGTTTAATTTTTTTCATCAATTTGATATTATTTATCAGATATAAATATATTGTTCTATTCGTTTATTACTTTTTGTCCAAATTCTCTGTCAAAATCTTTCTTTTATTACCATTCATATCTTTAAAAATCTCCAAATATGAGTTTCTTGGTTTATATTTTACAGAACCTTCTTTTTGTTTAAGGGTTTTGATTCCCATT